CCATCTTGAACGTCTTCTTAGCACGATACTTATCAGTATACGTCACATCTCGCTGGCAACCCAGGAGAGATCTGTACTGAAACTTGAGAGAATCCCAAGGGATATCATCGAGTACTCCGTAGACGTGGTCTTTATCGGACAAGTTGTCCACACACCACACCCCTTGCATATACCAGTGTCGTCCAATGGACCTGGCCAAAGCAGTTTTCCCGAATCGACTCGGGCCAATAAGCCAGATGGACTTGACTCCCACTCGGTCTCCTCGCTCCATTGTCTCGACGTCCGACTTGAATCGATTAATGCGAAGTCGGTCGGCAATTGCAAGCTTGAATCCATCCAACGCATAAAGAGGTTCTTTGTCTTTTTCTTGTACTGCTCGGGCAGTAACATAGGAGTGTAAGTTGGAATAATAGCGTAAGGCCGAAGGGTCTTCCGAAAGGGCTTCGTCCACCACTTCGTTGACGCTTTTTCCTTCTGCAATCCCAGTCCGTAGGATATCCAAGATCGTACGTTCTTGGGCCTCCAGTTCGAAATTGCACAGAGGTTCTTGGTCTTCTTTGGTGCAATACTTGATGACGTTTTTCTTAGACCGAACGGTTTGGATGTTCGGATGTTTTTCTTGGAAGTCAAATAGACGTTCGTTCCGGATGTTAATCTTCCTGTCGAATTCCACGTAGCAGTGGAAGTGAATTCCTTCGTCTTGGTGAGCTTCTTGTGCCACAAGTACTTGAGCAGTGCCGATGCCATTATGGTCATCCGTGGTCCTAAGCGCAACTAGGAAGTCGAATAGCGCTTGTTTTTCGAAATCCGCTTGAGCGTATGTCAAAAAGACACGTTGAGTGTTAAGCCTGAAGTTCGTCATAGCTGCGCGCTGGGCATGGGTTTAATGTTACCCCATGCCCACAGCGCTCCGGGCGCGCACTCCTTTATATACCTGTGGACCCCTGTTCAGGGTTCGGATAACCCGGAACCGCGAAGGTACTCGCCACGTCACCATGTCAATGATCACCCGCCGAAATTACCCGCGCTTCGGATCATCCGGGTGGCGTCAATTAGCGCGTCAATCAACACGCGCCGCTTTACGCGCATATCAAAGCCGCAAATCCCGCCCCACGCGAGAACAACGTTCCGCCGCTCGTGTTGCTTCAGCGACAGATAACCCGCTCACAACCCAACATGATTTCAAGATCGATTACCGACGCCGAAAGCGAACGCGTAAGTTACGCCGGCGTATCCGCCGTGGACGAAAGTTCACGAAACGGGTTGTCAACTCCTACTTGCGGACTATGCAGTCCCCTAAGCAAGTTGTTCGCCATCATTTGTACACTCGTATCGCCCCAATCAATTCGTCCTACTACTTCTCCGCAATGCTCCACTCCGCCGATGGAGTATACGACGGAGATAATCCCCAGGCCGATTGGCGTGAATGGTTCATTGAAGGATCAGCCCAAAACCGTCGAGGATGGGATGAACTCGGATTCCCACTTGCTCCTCCCGCGTACCCCTTCATTTCAGAGCGTGGACGAGCAATTCGATGCAATTCCTCCACCATGGACCTCACTATTCGCAATACCGGCACCACTTCCGCCATCCTCAATGTCTACCGTATTGTCTGTAAACGGGACTGGCCATTCTCAACCCAGACCGTTGAGTCCATTTATGAACAAGGCTTCCGTTATTCGGGACTTGTAACGGAACATGATCAGCCTGTAGAGACCTCTGGTCCTCCTCTCGGTGCTTGGGACAATCATATTCGTCCCGAGATGCCTGCTGCTACTCCCTTTCAGTCTTTCCTTTTTACCAAGTTGTTTAATATTTATCGTCGTACCAAGTATCAGTTGGCTCCTGGTGAGGAGATCAATTTGCAACTCAAATCCAACCGCCCTCGCATTGTCTCTATGGAGAAAGTTCGCAACAAGACTGTTGTCCGTGGACTAACCCATGGATATTTTGTCGATTTCCAAGGTGTACCCGTTTTTGATGGACAAACGGAGGAAACCTCTCTTACTACTGCTCAGTTGTCGGTGCAGCGTGTCGTTAGGTATAGTCTCACGATGATGCCTTCGAAACGTCCTGCTACTTCTTCGGATATTCCAGACCCAGACCCAACGGCGGTAGCCGTTGCCCAATTAGGTTCTGTCGAACAGACTCAGTCAGAGGCCCGGTAGGGCCGAGCAATAGGTTTAAGTCGACCGCCCAAGTTTGAGGCTTCGCGTAGGCGAAGCCTAAACTTGCCCTACTCGTTTAGGTAGCTATAAGGTTAGCTGGCAAGACTCGTTTAGGTAGCCTGCTGTGCAGGTCTTGTATCTATATCTTATATGTAACCCATTCTGTACAAGTTATATTGTGCAGACGCGTCAGCCAAGGGGGTGCGAAGCGCCCCCTTCAAGGATTAACCATAAACCACAAACTAGCCTCCACATCACCATACATCTTCCCAGTCATTTCGTAGAAATCCACATTCACCCTCAACCAGTTCCTTTCTTCTTCAGTGAACACTGGCATCTCATTAGTACACACCACCACAGGATATCCCATCTTGAACGTCTTCTTAGCACGATACTTATCAGTATACGTCACATCTCGCTGGCAACCCAGGAGAGATCTGTACTGAAACTTGAGAGAATCCCAAGGGATATCATCGAGTACTCCGTA